TTATAATTTAATTCATGTAAATAATGTTGAGTCTGTGCTTGAGATCGCTCTTGCAGGATTTGGTAAAAAAGATATAAAGGTTTACACTGAATATGGAAAACTTATTGTCGAAGGATCCAAAGAAACTAAAGAGACAGGATCCGAGTATGTCCATCAAGGATTGGCTCAAAGAAGTTTCACAAGAGAGTGGGCACTTTCAGAAGATACTGAAGTCCGAGAGGTTCAATTTAAAGATGGACTTCTTACCGTTAAGTTGGGTAAGGTAGTTCCAGAACATCATGCTCGTAAAAACTACCTCTAAATATAATTGAGTTCGAGATGGAACTTAGGGATCTTGACGATCCCTTTTTTTTATGATATAATTAAGTGAGAGAAATTAAAAAATGTCAATTAAAATTACTGTTCTTAAATCTGGTGAACAAATTATATCAGATATGAAAGAATTAATGACAGAGGGTGAAGAAAATGCACAAGCATATATGCTTGTAAATCCTCATACTTATGAGATAACTGAAAAACAGTTTATAACAGAGGAAGAGAAAGATTTAGAAGATGGTGATTATGGTATTAATGTTTCACTCCTTCCTTGGTTAATTTTATCAAAAGATAAAAAGATGATTATTCCAACAGATAGTGTTTTAACAGTTGTCGAACCACTTGATTCAGTAACACAACTTTACCTAGATAAAGTAAATAGTTTTGAGATTGAGGAGACAAATGATTAAATGTGTAATGTTAAATGCTCACTGTACCCTTATTACAGAAGTGGTAGAGGTTGATGCAGAGATAGGAGATCCTAATTGTAAATTAATTAAACCATATGTTTATAATAGTATAGATGATATGGTGCCTTGGAAAGCAGATATTACAAATCAAACAGAGTTTATGATAAGGTCGGAAGATATATTGACGATTGCAGACCCTAATGGTACAATTATAGACAAATATACTGAACTAACTGCGTAATGAGATTTTATACAAACGTCCAAATGGTCGGAGATAATTTCTTGGTTCGTGGTTATGAAGATGGTAAACACTTTGCAACTCGTGAAAAGTTTTACCCAACACTATTTGTAGATTCAAAAAGAAAGACGAAATATAAAACACTTGATGGTTCTCCTGTTGAACCAATTGAACCTGGCACAGTAAGAGATTGTCGTGAGTTCATCAAAAAATATAATGATGTAGAAAACTTTAATGTTTATGGAAATGAAAGATTTATCTATCAGTATATCTCATCAAAGTATCCAGAAACAGAATTAAAGTTTGATATTGAACAAATTAAATTAACTACAATTGATATTGAGGTTAAATCAGAATATGGATTCCCTGATGTAGAATCTTGTGCAGAAGAAATACTATTAATTACTTTACAAGATTATACAACAAAACAAATTCGTACTTGGGGTCTTGGTGGATTTAACAATAAGCAAGAGAATGTAATATACAAATCATTTAAAACAGAGTATGAACTACTTACTGATTTTATCAACTGGTGGATGATTGAAGATAATACACCAGAAGTTATTACTGGTTGGAATAGTAAGTTGTATGATATTCCATATCTCTGTCGTCGTATTGACAGAATACTAGGTGAGAAACTCAAGAAGAGAATGTCACCTTGGGGTCTTGTAACTGAAGAAGAAACATTTATTGCAGGTCGTAAACATATTTCATATGATATTGGTGGAGTATCTCAGTTAGACTATCTTGACTTATACAAGAAGTTTACTTACAAAGCACAAGAATCATACCGATTAGATTATATTGCATCTGTTGAACTTGGACAAAAGAAACTTGACCACAGTGAGTTTGATACATTTAAGGATTTTTATACGAAGGGTTGGCAAAAGTTTGTAGAATACAACATCATTGACGTAGAATTAGTTGACCGTCTTGAGGATAAGATGAAGTTGATTGAACTTGCTTTGACAATGGCATATGATGCAAAGGTCAACTATGAAGATGTGTTTTATCAGGTAAGAATGTGGGACACAATTATCTACAATTATTTAAAGAGAAGAAACATTGTCATACCACCAAAGAATCGTTCAGATAAATCTGATAAGTATGCAGGTGCATATGTCAAAGAACCAATACCTGGCAAATATGATTGGGTTGTTTCCTTCGACTTGAATAGTCTATATCCGCATTTAATAATGCAATATAATATTTCTCCAGAGACTTTACTAGATACAAGACATCCATCTGTTACAGTTGATAAAATTCTTGAAGAGGATATAACGTTTGAAATGTACAAAGACAATGCTGTCTGTGCAAACGGTGCAATGTATCGTAAGGATGTTCGTGGGTTCTTACCAGAACTAATGGAGAAGATGTATAATGAAAGAGTCATCTTCAAAAAGCGAATGATTACTGCAAAGAAGAAGTATGAAAAGACCCCAACAAAAAATCTTGAAAAAGAAATTGCAAGGTGTAATAATATTCAGATGGCAAAAAAGATTTCCCTTAACTCTGCTTATGGTGCTATTGGTAATCAATATTTTCGCTATTATAAACTTGCCAACGCAGAAGCTATTACACTATCTGGTCAGGTTTCTATTCGTTGGATAGAAAACCGCATGAACAAATACTTAAATAAAATTTTAAAAACGGAGGATGTTGATTATGTTATTGCTAGTGATACTGACAGTATCTATCTCAACTTGGGTGATTTGGTCGAAAGGGTATACGAAGGGAGAGAAAAGACTACTGAGAGCGTTGTGTCGTTCCTTAATAAGATCTGTGAGATGGAATTTGAAAAGTATATTACGAGTTCTTATGAAGCGTTGGCGAAATACGTAAATGCATATGATCAGAAGATGTTTATGAAGCGAGAGAATATTGCCGAACGTGGTATCTGGACAGCAAAGAAAAGATATATTCTGAATGTGTGGGATAGTGAAGGAGTCAGATATGCAGCTGCAAAGTTAAAGATTATGGGTATTGAAGCAGTGAAGTCATCAACACCTGCACCTTGTCGCACTATGATTAAGGATGGACTCAAGTTGATGATGAATGGCACAGAAGAAGATGTAATCAAATTTATTGATGATTGTCGTGCAAAGTTCAAAACACTTTCACCAGAAGAGATTGCATTTCCTCGCACTGTATCAAATGTCAAAAAGTATTACAACTATACTGACATCTATATGAAGGGCACACCAATACATTGTCGGGGTGCATTACTTTTCAATCATTATATCAAGAAGAATAAACTTGATCGTAAGTATTCATTGATTGGTAATGGTGAAAAAATCAAATTCATATATCTTAAGAAACCAAACATCATTCGTGAAAATGTAATATCATTCATTCAAGACTTTCCAAAGGAACTTGGACTTGACAAGTACATAGATTATGATCTACAATTTGAGAAGAGTTTCGTGGAACCACTCAAAGCAATACTTGATGCAATTGGGTGGAATGTCGAAAAAACTGTAAACCTTGAACTATTTTTTACATAATGGATTTACCTATTGATAAACAAGAGTTCGACTACATAGTTACTGCACTATGGAAATGTCGAAAGAGTGAAGATAAATGTGGTGATTTATATGATAAGATGAAGTTAGTTCAAGAAGTTATGGATGCAAATCCCGGAGGGCCTTACAAAAGGATTCTTCGTGAAAAATATGGAATGGTGGCATGAATATAGACAAACACTTTGATCCTGTAACTGATCTTGAAAGAGAACTTCTACAGGAACTTGATGACATCGCAAAACAATTGAGAGGAAAGATTACTTATAGTCATTATGGAAATAGTGAAGGTAAGACATCTAAAACAGTAACTATTGAATACAACATTGAAACATAGTATGGACTTTTTAAAAGAGATAGTAAAAGAGATCGGGGATGAATATACGCAGATTGCGTCAGATATTGATGAAACTGAAAGATTCATTGACACTGGATCCTACATTTTTAATGGACTCATTAGTGGGTCTATTCTTGGCGGGGTTAGCAGCAATCGTATTACTGCCATTGCTGGTGAGTCGAGTACTGGTAAAACTTATTTCTCGCTTGCTATTGTCAAGAACTTTCTGGACACTAACCCTGATGGGTATTGTCTCTATTTTGACACTGAAGCAGCCGTCAATAAAGGATTACTGGAGTCTCGTGGAATTGATACGACACGGTTGGTTGTTGTGAATGTCGTAACAATTGAGGAATTCCGAACCAAGGCACTGAAGGCAGTTGATATATACTTAAAGACAACTGAAGAGAATCGCAAACCTTGTATGTTTGTGTTAGACTCTCTAGGTATGCTTTCCACTGAGAAAGAGATTAGAGATGCACTAGACGACAAACAAGTTCGTGACATGACTAAATCACAATTAGTCAAAGGTGCATTTAGAATGCTCACATTGAAACTTGGTCAAGCAAACATTCCACTCATAGTCACAAACCACACATACGATGTCATTGGATCTTACATCCCTACTAAAGAAATGGGAGGAGGTAGCGGCCTCAAATACGCAGCGAGCACGATCATTTATCTCAGCCGTAAAAAAGAGAAGGATGGTAAGGAAGTCGTTGGAAACATTATCAAAGCAAAGACTGCTAAATCGCGTTTAAGTAAAGAGAATAAAGAAGTTCAAGTTCGACTCTATTTTGATGATAGAGGTCTTGATAGGTATTATGGTCTCTTAGAACTTGGAGAGATAGGTGGTCTTTGGAAAAATGTTGCAGGTAGATATGAGATGGATGGTAAGAAAGTATATGCAAAAGAGATATACAAAAATCCAGATAAGTATTTTACAGAAGAAGTAATGCAAAAGTTAGATGATATTGCAAGAGAAGAATTTTCATATGGTTAAGGTATACGATAATATTATTCCTAGTATTACTTGTAAGAGATAATTCACTTATGTCACCATCAAAAATTAATTTACTTAATTTAAAATTTAGAGTGTCATCAACTTCTTCAAATACACTTTTTGCGATATCAAAATTTTCATAAAAAATTTTTCCCATTCCTATTTTTTGAGATCCTTGGCCAGGAAATGCTAAAATATTCATAATTACCTCCTTTTTTAAATTAAATTAAAAATAAATTATTGCAAAATTTATATATGATTCTTACAAATAATTCTGAATTTGCCTGGATAATTGGTGTTGGCCAGTAATTATTTAAATAATTAATTTTATTATTTTCATAAATATATATATCT